TAAATGCTAATATACGTTTTTGCGTCATTGGTTTTTGTCTTTCACCAATGGCAAGACAGTTATCATCTGAAAGAATATTTGGAACGCCATCACCAGCGTCTCCTTTTAAAATATGTTCGTGTAAATATTTATCAGGATCAGAATTTTTGATCCATTTTTTACGAACCGGATCAAATTGCTTAACATTTGCATAACGATGCAACTGAATAAAATCTTTGTCACCAGATAATATTAGAAATTGTTCAGATCCTATATTTAGTTCTGTGCCATATTTGTGTATTACAGTACCAATAATATCGTCTGCTTCACAGTGGTCAATATGTATTACTTTATATGGAAATACTTCATCAAGTTCAGTACGAATTTTACTAATGATGTTAAACAGATGATTCCAATCTAATTCGGACTCATCACGAGATTTTTTACGATTACCTTTATAATAAGGATATGCTTCACGACGCCAAGTATTCTTGCCATCTGCGCAAATAACAATCTCTCCAAATTCTTCTTTAAATTTTTTACGGTTTGCACGAATTGAATTTAGAAACATATGACGTAGTAAGTTTTCATCTACATCAATATTCGTATGATTTCCAATTCCTGCAAACAGTGATGCAAGCATCACTTGATTAAAGTCAATCAAAATAGACATTATATTTCTCTTTTATTTACGTTAGTTGTAAAACCATTTTATTCTACATTTTCCGGAATGTCAACTAATTCTTCGTCTAAATCTTCATCCTCTTCTATTAATTCTTTTGCCATCTCCTGTAGAGGATGTTCAATACCATGTGCATGAAGGTGTAAAGATTTAATAGACTCAAGCACAAGAATAATTGATGGGTAATATTCTTCAGGATTAGTATCAAATCTACAACCAGATCTTACCATTTCAATAAGCACCATATTCCATAGCTGCTCTGCAACATCTTCAGAAAAGCTTACTCTGTATTCCTTTAACTTTTCAGCAAGCTCTTCTTGTGATTGTGGAGCTATACTAAGATTTGTTTTAGGAAACATTATAATCTTAGACATTTGATAATCGCCTTAGTAAATTATTCCAGGAGTTTGTAAAACTATTTATACTGTTTCTAGGTAAAGTGCACCGTTCATTGTTCATCATTGTATTAAATAAGTTTGGATCTAATTTTTGTGCATCAAGCAAATTCTTTACAATTGCATATACCATGTTTGCGTGATCGTTTGCAACTTCCGTATAATCATACATAACCGTAGCACCTGATGAAGTTTCTGGCAGAGCTGCATAACTTGGATGAATTACAAGAACACCAGATCGAATAGCTTCAATCATTGCGATACATGATGTCTCAGGCCAAATAGACGGAAACAAAAAAATGTGAGCTTTTTCTAAACATTCTAATACTTCTTCATTACTCTTTGCACCATGATACGTTATATGTGGATGATTTTCAAGGTTCTCAAACAATCGCTTATAAGCTTCATCACGATTTTTCCATCCGTATATTTCAAAAGAAGAATACACATCAAGGTGAATATTATCAAATTGTTGTGATAATGCATCAAAAACCGGATAAACAAGTTCTAAGCCACGGTGGGGAGTGGTATGGTAAATAAAACGTATTTCGTCTGTTGCCTTTTTTACACCGCCATATTCTAATTCAATTGCATTATGAATTACAGTGCATTTTGAATAAGGTATACCATAAATAAGAATATATTGATCTCTTTGCCAATATGATACAAATACGAAGTGGTCAAACTTTTCCCATCCGCCGTCTTTTAAAATATTATTTTCAGGATCTAACGCAAGATCGTGACAGTACATAATATTCTTTACATCATCATACGTTTCTCTTGGCCTTGATGAATGAATTGCATAATTTTGTAGTAATTCTTCGTCAACGTTTTCAACAAGGCGTTGACGCATCATTTCAGTGCCACCGTTTGAGTTTTTAGATAATTCTGTATCGAATATTTTTCCTTTATATACACAACTCATAATTTTTTTGTGACCTCAAACGACTCAAGTGAATCCCAACGGAAAGAACGCCATCCGGGCGCTTTAACGTCATAGACGGCTAAAACGTCAGGATTTGGTTTCTTTTTTTGAGCAGCTTCTTCAAGATTCATTTGTTCTGGTAACAAATTTTCGTTAAGAGTAGCGAACATTATACGCTTTTCTCCATTTACTTTTGTAAATACAATTTTCGCAATCGTATTTTTCAGATCAATAATGATCTGTTCTTTATCATGTGTTTCCATAATATAGTCTCCAACTTTACAATTTTATAAGTTTTAAATCTTTCAATATTTTGTAGCTGATGTCTGCAACTTCTGCTTGTGGATCTAATCTTAATAAAGATATAAACTTATCAACAAATATAAGTTCTTTATCGTAATTTGATGCAATAGATAAAGACTCAAAATAAGTTTCTAAGTCATACGGATTTTCGCAAAAAACTCTAGACTTCGACCTTCCTTTTTGTTTGTGCTCGTTCATTATATTCCTTTTCATATATGTCTTCTAATGATTTATGAAAAGCTCCGATCGAACCATTGTTGTGAATTCTATATGTTCTTACATCAAATTTACGAGGCAAGACATACTTTTTTTCAATATGAGTTTTATGAGAATTTACATATTGGTGAACAATGTTTCCGTCGAAATAACGTCTTGAGTCTGTAGAATAATCACACCCGTCTCGAGTAAGTTGTACCAAAACGAAATTATCGGAACCAATTCTATTTATAACTGGAATAAGTTCGTCAATAAAACCGCCATCCGAGATACAATAATCTTTATCATCTTCAATTTCGTTTGCAACTTGTTTTCCAAAAAAGTCTAATCCCTTTTTTGGTTTAATCACCTGTTCTGAAACATATATCATTGCTTCACGGCAAGACATATGACCAAGCAATGCGGAAGGCGTTTCTTTTTCAGCACGGTTTTTATAACGTGTCATAAACCACTGTTCATTAACATCAAAATATTTAATCGTTTCTTTATACAGCTGATATTTAAAAGAAAGATGTTTAAATCCTTTCTTTTTAAAATAATCAGCCGCAAAATCTTTACCTGAACGAGGAGGTCCGTTAAATAGTATAATCATTAAATTGTGTCCGATACAATATTTTGTATTTCTTCAGAAAACGCATCATCCCATTCCTCAGGAGTAATACCTGAAAGAATAAATTGGAAATCTTTACTATTAAGATATGGCATTAGTTCTTCAATGCCACCTAAACCTTTTTCCCATGCTGCATAGTCATCAGGATTTACAGGTATGTCCATTGAGCGAACAATTCCTGTAATTACACTTTTACGTTTAATGATCATACCGATTCTCCATAAACTTAATCTTTATTTAAAATAATCTATTCAAGGAGAAATGTCAATCTTTTTATGTGGCTTCTGTGAATTTTGCATTGAATAATTCCGTTATAATAGTCGTCTCGTAGAAGGACGTTGTGTTCAAATTGATATTTGGCTTCAAGATAACCAAGTTCACCCTTTGAGTAACAAAGGTATAATATTTCTCTATGAAAGTTGTCAGCGCCTTTTTCCTCGACCATTTGTTTAACTTCTTCGGAAGAACCGTAATAGGCTTTCCAATCAGACTCAACAACTTTGATCCTACGGCGTGTTTTACCTTTAAGAGGTTTAAGTTTTCTTTTTGATTTGAAAAGTTTTTTACCAACGTATTTTTTTCCGTTGGATTGATCTGTGATAAGATACACAAATCCAATATATTCACCAATGTCTTCGCTTGTGAATTCTTTTTCATTATAATACCACATAAAATATCTCCATAGTGAATAGAGATATTTATTTGTTTAATCCCATAGTGATTCATAATATTTGCCAAATAATTTAAACGCATTTGACAAGCGTTCTTGTGTTGCTTTTGGATCTTCTTCCATTAAACTGTCAAAACGATCACGTTTAAAAGTAAATGCCCAAATCATTTCATCTAATACCCAATCCCAACGTTTGAAATAATTATCGTCTGTTTCACCGTGTGTATATAATTTTGATATCTGTTCTTCTGGTGGATGTAATTCTTCTGGTACATCTTTAAACTCTACTGCTGGCGCACCATGCTTGGTTGCTTTTAATTGTTCAAGCATAGGAACAATAATATATGACAAAGTCTGATCCATATTCCAAGTGTCCCACGAATGAATTATAATGTGAGTACCTACTCTGTCAATTTCATCAGGATGTGGTATTTCAATCTTCAAAAATAGTGCTCCATTTTCTGAGTTTTATTTCTTTAACATTAGCTCTTTCTAATAAATCTTTTTCTTTTATTATGTCATTACAAACTAAAAGATCTAACATACACAAAACGTCACCAGCTTCTTCAATAAGATTTTCATAAAATTTGCTATTACGCAAATCTTCTATGTTATCATACTTACGCATAACTTTCATACAGGCTTGAGTTAACTCACCACATTCTTCTGCGGTTACAGTCATTAATTGCTGTAATTTATTAATTGGTGATACGAATTTTTCACTTTCTTTTGAAGGAATATAATCTGCCATAACTTAGTTTCTTCGCATTTGAGCAGCATCAACAAATGCTTGCTTATTATCTTTACGCACAGGCATAAGATTAGATTTATGAGTAACCACGACACCTGCAATTTCGTTGCCAGTATACTTCATGGATTCTCTCTTAGAACCATTGCCAGCGATCCTGTCAGAGGTCATACGAGGCCCTGTTTTATAATTAGGTATATCATAACGAAAATCATTTTTCTTGCCAGTGTACCCAACACGTGCTAGAAAAGCCTCGTGTTCAGCTTCGGCAGCAAGCAACCGTTTACTTTTGTTTTTGCTTTTTTTGTGAGAGTTTCCGTGTACTTGTATTCCACGGATCATATGCATAGACAAAGATTATACCTCCACAATGAAATTTGCCAATTCTTCCTCATCAAACCCAGAGCCACCAAAATATTCTTCAATCAAACTTTTGATTGATTTATAGCTTTCAGACGCAATAGTATAACAAGGGTTACCACCAGCAGGACCGATCTCAACAACAGAAGCAACGTAGCAACCATGTTCGTGTGCAAATTCTGCGACCTCAGAAACAGGAGTTTCGTATGAGACGTCAATTTCCGTGGTAAACTTTTTCATAGTGTATCCTTTCATTTGATATAATCAATATAACTGATTCGCAAGCAAATGTCAATAGTTTATTGTTTAAGCTCAAGATCTGGTTTTTGACCTGTAAAAATAAGCATATAATATTGAACTTTATCCAAATCAACAAGTTTTTCTTCAAGATAATCACAAACAGATAACACATCAGTTACATTAATTTTGTTTTTCATAAAGTCAAAAT